CTGGGCAGAAATAGAGTGGGCAAAAGATGAAGTTCTACGCTGGTGGGAGTCCGTTTACTTTAAGGACGAAGAGGGGCCAGAGTAATGTTTGAAGTAAAAGACGGGTCTAGAACCCTACAATTTAGCGGTCAACTTCTGGGGGAGTCATCTTCCAAAAGATACGACTCCTTTAGGTGGATTGAGTTTAAGCTCTACCGTACCGAGAACGGCTCTTACATACTTTCTAGAATAGGCATCTCGCTTGTCTTCCACGCGGCAACTTGTTCTCTAGTTAAAAGGTACGGCCTCAGCGAGTCAAAGTCAGAACAGCTTTCAGATGACGCAATCCCGTGCGTAGAGTGCAGACCTGACAGAAACATGCCTTTATTGTTCCCAGAACAAGACCGAACTTGGGCTCAGGTTAGCGACGAGCCAGGTCCAGTACTGGATGCTTTGTATAAATTTGACCCTGATGGTGGCGCTCGTTACCTGACAAAGGTTGCTCAGAGGCTCCTAGAACAGGCCTCAAATGCGGACTCAGAAATTGAGCGCATCTACAGGGTAGAAATGATTCCATAAATAAGATACAATAGCAACACAAAATGACAGGGACAAAATGACAGACAAGATAACTGACCTATCTCAGGTGCAGCTTCATTTAGTAGACAGCGTCGAGAAAGCTGAAGAATTTCTCCGTTGGATGAGCGAGCGCCGACCCCACAACGCTATTTCTGTTGACATTGAGACAGGCGAACTTCCAGGTAATCCAAAGAAGGACGCTTTCTCTCCTTGGCACGGTCGAATCCGTCTTGTTCAGGTTGGCGATGGAATGCAGGGCTGGGCGATTCCTTGGGAGAGCTGGGCTGGAGTATTTTATCAGGCTATGAAGGAGTTCTCTGGCCCTGTGATTTGTCACAACATAGCCTTTGAAGCCAAATGGTTTGCCGTCAAGTCAGAGTGGGAGATGCCTTGGGACCGTGCTCACGACACCATGATTATGGCTCGCATTATCAACCCTCTCGGCGCTGCTGGGCTTAAGCCACTGTCTGCGCAGTTCATTGACCGTCACTCTGCTCAGTTGCAAGAAGGCTTAGACATAGGGATGATTAAAAATGGCTGGACTTGGGGGACTGTTCCAGTCACATACGAGCCGTACTGGGCCTACGGCGCTCTAGACACGGTCCTAACAACCAGACTTTGGGAAATGTTCTACCAGCAGTGTGGGCCAGAAGGTCCTTACTACAAAGCTTATGAACTTGAGATGGCTGTTAGAAAAATTGCCACTCGCATGGAAGTCAATGGTGCACGTATTGACCTTGAGTATTCTAAAGATAAGTACGAAGAACTAATTGACTACACAGAACGTACAAAGCTGTGGTTCTACAACACCTACAACTCTTCAATGACCAGCAATCAACAGTTGGTCCGAACTTTTGAGGGTCTAGGCGCTGAGCTCACTGCATTCACCCCGTCGGGCCAGAAGTCCGCGAGCAAAGATGAAATTAAACGCCTCGCAATCGAGGGCAACGCAGAGGTAAAAAACCTTGCAGAGGTCGTGCTCAAGCAACGTAAAGCAGACAAGCTTGCCAGCACTTACTTCAGCAACTTTATGGAGAAAAACTCCAACGGGTTCCTGCACCCATCTATCAACACTTTAGCTGCTAGGACTTCGCGCATGTCTATTACTGAGCCTGCACTGCAAACTCTTCCTAAAGGCGACGACGTTGTGCGACGTGCATTTATACCCAAAGACGAGAATCACGTAATCATTACCTCGGACCTTGACCAAGTCGAGTTCCGTATGTTCGCCTCTATGTCTGGTGACCCAAACCTTATTGAGCTGTTCAACCGCGCAGACGCGGAAGGCTCTGACCCTTTTACTGAAATTGGTCGGCAGGTTTATCAAGACCCAACAATGATTAAGTCCGATAAACGGCGTAACTTAATTAAGGGAGTCGTCTACGGGCGCCTGTACGGAGCAGGAGTAGCTAAGCAAGCTTTGACTGCTGGCGTGCCAAAAGAAAATATGCAAGCTGTCTCTGACTCGTTTGATATCAACTATCCAGGTATGGCTATGTTCCAAAAGCAGGTAAACGACGTAGGGCAGAAGAGATACCGCAATGAAGGAGAGGGCTACGTTCACACTTGGACTGGCAGACGCCTACCTTGCGATGATGACCGCACTTATACACTTGTTAATTACCTTGTGCAAGGCGGGGCAGCCGAGGTATTCAAATCCAACCTCGTAAAGTTGGATGCCGCAGACTTGACTGATTACCTGATTGTTCCTGTACACGATGAAATAGTGCTTCAGGCTCCCCGCGAGAACGCAGAGGAGATTAAAAGAATAGTTAAGGAATGTATGACTACAACAGAAGGCTGGTCAGTGCCCCTAACAGCAGACGTGGATGGCCCCTTAGAAAACTGGGGGTCGAAGTACTGATGAAGATTGGTATTTTGTCAGTAGACCCTGGAAAAGCCAGTGGAATCGCTTTTATCACTTGGAACGGCAACCACGACGTCAATCCTGTTCTCGAGTGGTCCGATGAGGTTGACGCGGATGATTACGCCGAACGAGTTAGAGATGGCTTAAAGCAGGGAGCCGAGGGTTTTGACGTCTTTTTAGTTGTCTACGAAAGATTCACTATAAATCAACAGACTGTGCGTAATTCTCAGGCTCCCTACTCTTTGGAACAAATCGGAGTTCTTAAGCAGTTATGTCGAGAAGCTGGGTATGACCTAGAAAAAGTGAAAGTTCAAGCCCCAGTTGATGCTAAAAACATGTTCCCCAACCCTGCACTAAAAAAACTTGAGACATGGCACAGAGGTGGCGAAGGTCACGCGCTTGACGCAATCCGACACGCTCTACTGGCTTTAGCTAGACAAAGTTGGATTCCTAGGGCATTATTAAATAATGAAAAGTAACTAACACGATTTGCCCCACGGGGTCTTATTTTGTGTTAGTATCTGTACATAACTACGAAAGAGGTAGCAGTGGCTGTATCGGCAGAATTGGACCCAAACGGGACTCACATTCTTATAAACGCTGATTGGCGGTACAAAGAGCTGTGTAAAAGCATTCCAGGCTCCTCTTGGAACACAAAAGAGCAAGTTTGGCGCATACCGCTTAGCTGGTCAAGCTGTTTAGCCCTACGTTCAACATTTAAGGACAACTTAGAGATTGGCGAAGGCCTTTCGGCTTGGGCCCAGCACACAATAACTACCCGTATAGAGCCCTCTATGGCTCTTAGAGAGCTTGAAGAGCACGACGGGGATGAAGACCTGTTCCCGCACCAAAGAGCTGGTGTAGCGTATCTAGCGACCGCTAGAAGGGCTCTCTTGGCCGACGAACCAGGCTTAGGTAAAACCGCTCAGGCTATTCGTGCATTAAAGCTTCTTAGAGAGCAAGGCGAGGATGTTTTTCCCGCCATGATTGTCTGCCCCAACACTTTGAAGAAGAACTGGCAACGCGAATTTCAGAGATGGTGGCCTGAAGTCACTACTCAGGTTATCAAGGGCTCAGCTGCCCAGCGTAAGAAGCAATTTGACGTTTCTGTTGAGAGCAACATCGATGTCTTCATTATTAACTGGGAGTCCCTACGGTCTCACAGCAGACTTGCACCTTATGGCTCCGTTGCGTTGACTCGTTGCTCAGCGTGCGGGGGCCACGACGAAAGTATTAGTGAAACCCGTTGCGAAGTCCACATTCGTGAACTAAACAACATCGAGTTTAAGGCAGTAGTTGCCGACGAAATTCACCGCTCTAAAGACCCCAAGTCAAAACAGACTAGAGCACTGTGGTCAGCTACGGGAGAAGCGGATATACGCTTTGCAATGACTGGTACCCCTATTGCTAATGACGTTGTTGACCTTTGGCCTATCCTGCACTGGCTAGACGCTCGTGAGTGGCCAAGCAAGACCAAGTGGATTGAGCGAATGATTGATACTATGCTCAACGCCTTTGGAGGTATGTTGGTTTTGGGCGTAAAGCCTCACATGCAAGAAGAGTTCTACAAAACTCTCAACCCGCACATGCGTCGCATGTTGAAGCAGAGGGTTCTTCCTTGGCTTCCAGAAGTTATGAACGAGCGCCGAGATGTAGAAATGTCTACTAAGCAGAAAAAGGCTTACGCTCAGATGCGTGACACTATGATTGCTGAACTGGACGATGGACAGGCTCTAACCGCCCCAAGTATCTTGACCCAGACCACTAGGCTCAACCAGTTTGCTAACGCTTACGCTGAGCTAACAGTGGACGAGTCAACAGGAGAGATAAAAGCTACTTTGTCAGAGCCCTCTTGTAAAGTCGATGCTGTGATGTCAGACATAAAGGCTAAAGACTTTGGCGAGGACTCCGTAGCAGTCTGCGCGGTGTCTCGTCAGCTTATCTACTTGCTAAGTGCTGCCATGACAAAGGCTGGGATTAAGCACGGACTTATTACTGGACTGCAGAACGAAGACGAGCGCCAGCAGGCGGTAGACGACTTTCAGAGCGGGCGTATTAAGTGGATTCTTTTCACTGCGCAGGCTGGTGGAGTTGGAATCACCTTGACAGCAGCTCGCAGGCTTATCATGCTTCAACGTCCGTGGTCTTTGGTCGACCACAAGCAGGCTATGGACCGCGTACACAGAATTGGTTCTGAGATTCACGACTCAATTATCATCACTGACTACGTTACAGAAGACAGTATTGAAGAGCGAGTTATCCAAGTACTAGAGAAAAAAGCAGACAATTTCGAGCAGATAGTGAAAGATAAAGACCAACTGCTCTCGATGCTCAAGGAAGACAAGGCTAAAAAATGACGATTATGCGAATAAGCAACTCCGAAATTCAGACGTTCAAAGACTGCAAAAGACGCTGGTGGTTTACGTACTACCGCCGTCTACAGCCAACTGAAAAGAAAATGACAGGTGCACTAGCACTAGGTTCTCGTATCCACGAGGCACTAGACCAGCACTACTCAACCGGGGCTCCTCTTATCCAGGCCCACACAAAACTGATTGAGATGGAGAAAGAGACTCTCTTAACGGACTTCCGTGATGTCACTGAGCTTGAGAAGGAAGCTGAGCTAGGGCACATTATGCTTGAGGGCTACCTCCAGTGGGTTGAGGAGAACGGAATTGACTCCGAGCTTGAGATGATTTCTACAGAAGAAAAGATTACGATGCCAATGTTCAACGGAGAAGTTGAACTGCAGGGCAAGCTGGACATGCGTGTTCGTCGCAAAATAGACGGTGTTCGGATGTTCAGAGATTTCAAAACTGTGGGGGGCTCTCTTAGCGACTTCGCAAACTTGGCCCCAATGAATGAACAGATTATGACGTACATGCTGCTTGAGCAACACCAGAACAAGGGAGACGACCGCTCAGAGGGAGGAATCTTTACACTTCTAAAGAAGGTTCGTCGCACTGCTGCTGCCCGCCCTCCGTTCTATGACCAAATAGAAGTACGTCACAACGTGTTTACCCTCAGGTCTTTTTGGGACCGTATCCACGGAACTGTTGCAGACATGATGCGTGTCCGCACTGCTCTAGACGACGGACAAAGCCACGCCTTCCACGCTTATCCAAGCCCTTCTAGGGATTGCAAGTGGAAGTGCCAATTCTTCACTGTATGCACGCTTATGGACGACGGTTCTGCCGCCGAACAGGCGATTGAAGCAATGTACGAAGTAGCAGACCCATATGCATACTATGGAGAAACAGACAAAAAAGGAAGTGAGTGACGTATGAGTGAAGTACAACGGTCTTTGACCGTAATGGTCTACGGTGAATCAAAGGTAGGTAAATCCTCCTTCGCCGTAACTGCTCCTTATCCACGTCTCATGCTTGACGTTGAGGGTGGGCACAGATTCTTGCCTATTGTCACCAAGTACTGGGACCCAATGAGGGAAGAACCGCCAGTAGCTGATGGAACTTGGGACACAGTTGTTGTCACAGTCCGCGACTACGATGTTGTGATGAAGGCATTCCAATGGCTTCAAAGCGGCAAGCACCAGTTCAAGTCCTTGATTATTGACTCCATCTCGGAGCTTCAGGTCAAGTGCATTGACAACATTGCAGGTAGCGAGCAAATGAAGATGCAACAGTGGGGCGAACTACTTCGCCACATGGGTGGGCTTCTTCGTGACCTTCGCGACTTGACAATGCACGCTACAAACCCTCTTGAGGCAGTCGTGCTAACGGCTATGTCTCAGGTTACGCAGGATGGACGTCACCGTCCGTACCTGCAGGGGCAACTAAAAATCATGGCACCGTACTTTTACGACATCCTCGGTGCCTTGACTATTGAAGAGTTCCCAAGTCAAGACCCAATGGGAGCTCCTTATAAAGTTCGTAGGCTTTACGTCGAACGAACAAAGGACTACGAAGCAGGTGAGCGTGTTCAGGGTCGATTGGGCACAATCGTTGAGCAGCAAAACCTAAGCATCGAAATGATGCTT